CCAAGACCATTAGGTTTGGTGATGCCAAAATGAAGATCAAAAAGAATCAGCCAGCCCGAAAGAAATCTTTTCGTGCCAGACATAAGTGTGATACAAAACCACCTAGCAAACTGACTGCAAGATACTGGTCCTGCAAGAACTGGTGAAAATATGAAAGTTAAAGCACCCAAAGGCTATCACTGGATGAAAGATGGCAAAAGCTACAGTCTTATGAAGAATCCACCTGGGGGATACAAGCCGCATAAGGGTGCATCTCAATCAGCAGATTTTAAGGTTCAAAAAGTCCACAAAGCCAAATAGGAGGCTGCTATGTATCATGGTGCAATGAAACCCAAGAAAAAGAAGAAAAAGAAGGCAAAAACTAAGAAAAAGGCTAAGAAGTAATGCCTAAAGCTAAGTATTCTGCCAAGCAAAAGAAGCTGGCTAGGGTTGCCCCGCCAAGGGACAAGATTACTGGTGCTGATTTAAAGAGGCTGAGAAAACGTGGCAAGAAAAAAAGCTAAGGCTAAGGCCAAAAAAAAAGGCTCGATACCCGATAACGTAAAGAACAAGGCTCTTTACTCTAGGGTTAAGGCTGCGGCAAAGCGCAAGTTTGACGTATATCCTAGTGCCTATGCTAATGCATGGCTGGTGCGGGAATACAAAAAGCGTGGCGGGACGTATGGCTAAGCCAAAAGGCGGTCTGACCAAGTGGTTTAAGGAAGATTGGGTTGATATCAAGACCGGCAAAAAGTGTGGTCGCAAGAAAGCCAAAGGATCTAAACGTCCATATCCTGCTTGTAGGCCCAAGGCTGTAGCCGCAAAGATGACCAAAGCTGAAAAAGATGCGGCGAAACGTAAGAAAACAGGCCCAAAGGCTATAAAGTACGCAGTTACGGCATCAGGCCGAAGAAGGAAAAAGAAGAAGTAATGGATCGAGATGACGAGGCGTACTACAACAGTTATTTTGACTTGTTTAGAACTGATGGCTGGAAGCAGCTTACAGAAGAGTTGACACAGAACGCGGCAACTATTAATAATGTTGCGGTTGTTAAGGACACCCAAGACCTATATTTTAGGCAGGGTCAGTTAGAAGTATTGATATATCTGTTGCAGTTTGAGGATTCAATAAACAACAGTTATGACGATTTGGTAAGAACAGATGATTAGGGTTTTTGACTTTAGGTGCGAAAACGGTCATTTGTTTGAGGAATTTGTAGATAGCACAACTACAACCCATAGGTGCGGTTGTGGCGCTATAGCTACAAAAGTCGTTTCGGCGACTCCGTTCGTGCTAGATGGATCTACTGGGGATTTCCCTGGACGCCACATGAAGTGGGTACGCGAACATGAGGAAGCGGGACGAAAAGGAAGGGAGGCTCGCCGTGAGGCTGGCTAACCTCAATATCTCCATAACCTTTGATAAGGCGGGGCTAAGTTAAGTAATGTCAAGAGCGACAATTATTGATGAGCGTCCAGATGAGGAGGACACCACGTTACCGGAGGAATCGGCTGTAGAGGCTGTTGAGACGCCTGTAGAGGAGCAATCTCAAGATGATTCTGATGTACCGGAAAAATACCGCAATAAGTCTTTCAAGGAAGTTGTACAAATGCACCAAGAGGTTGAAAAGATTTTCAACCAACACAGTGCAGAGGTAGGCAACTCTAGAAAGGAACTAAACGAATTGCGGCAATTGGTTGATAACTACATCCAGACAGAACTCTCGGCTAAAGAAGCACCTGAGCAACAGCAAGTAGATGATAGCGAAGATGTTGATTTCTTTGTTGATCCTCAAAAAGCTGTGGATAGCCGTATTGCTAACCACCCCAAGATCAAAGAAGCGGAGGTTTACACTCAACAGGCAAAACAACAGGCCACTCTTGCACAGTTGAAATCCAAACACCCAGAGATGGAGGCGATACTGCAAGACCCTAAGTTTGCCGAGTGGATCAAAGGGTCAAAAGTTAGGACAAAGTTATTTGTAGATGCTGACCAATTTTATGATTATGACGCTGCGGATGAACTGTTTACGCTTTTCAAAGAGCGTAATCAGGTTGTCCAACAGACTGCTAATGCAGAACTGGCGGCTCGTAAGAATACTGTGAAGTCTGCTGCTACAGGTAACGCTCGCGGTTCCGCAGAAGGGTCAAGGAAGAAAGTCTATCGTCGTGCTGACATTATTCGACTGATTAAGACCGACCCAGAGCGTTATCAAAGTCTTTCAGATGATATTTTGAAAGCATACGCCGAGGGTCGAGTTAAATAGCCTTAAAGGAGATTTATCGTGGCTACAGCAACTTACCCAGGCGCGGCTGGTAATACCGCACTAACAGAAGCGGCAACTTTTGTACCAGAAATCTGGTCAGATGAGATTATTGCTTCTTATCAAAAGAATTTGAAAATGGCACCCCTTGTCAAGCGTATTGCTATGAATGGCAAGAAGGGTGACGTTATTCATATTCCTAAGCCCACTCGTGGTGATGCCAATGCTAAAGCGGCAGATACTGCGGTAACAATCATTGCCAACACAGAGTCAGAGCTGCAGATTGCTATTAATCGGCACTTTGAATACTCGCGCTTGATTGAGGACATCGTAGAGGTACAAGCATTGTCATCTCTGCGTCAGTTCTACACTGAAGACGCTGGTTATTCGCTGGCTGTACAGGTTGACAATGACCTTCACGCGGCCGGTACTGGCTTTGGTGACGGTGGTGCTGTTGTATTCAGCCCTGCTGCTACTGATTACCAGCACACTGGTTGTTTCTTCAACGATAACGGCACTACCACTCAGTACACTGATGACACTCTGGTAGCTGGTGACGAGTTCACGGATGCTTTCTTCCGCGACATGATCCAGAAGCTGGATGACAACAATGTGCCGATGGAAGGTCGTAATCTGATCGTTCCACCCGCAACGCGCAAAGCAATTATGGGTATTGATCGGTATGTATCATCAGACTTTGTATCTGGTGGCACAGTCAATAGTGGCTTGATTGGTAACTTGTATGGCGTAGACGTTTACGTTTCTGCTAACTGCAGGACCATAGAAGCGGCTGCTGACAATACCGCATCAAGTGTTGATACTCGTGCGGCCCTGCTTTTCCATACAGAAGCTGTTGTTATGGCAGAGCAAATGGCTGTACGTTCTCAGACTCAGTACAAGCAAGAGTACCTGTCTACTCTGTACACCGCAGACACCCTTTACGGTGTTCAGGTGTATCGTCCTGAAGCTGGATTTGTCTTGGCAGTCCCATCTGCCTAATCAACACGGGGGCTACGGCCCCCTTTCTTCTTTTCGGGCTGGGATTGAGCAATGTCTAACTACACAAAGACTACCGACTTTGCGGCTAAGGATACCCTTCCAGGTGGTGACACCAATAAGGTTGTTCGCGGCACAGAGTTTGAAACAGAATTTGATGCCATATCGACTGCGATAGCAACTAAGTCTGATACGGCAAGTCCCACTTTTACCGGCACAGTCACCATCCCCACTGTTGATATCAACGCAGGGGCTATTGATGGCACGGCTATAGGCGCTTCTTCAGCAGCCGCCGGTACTTTTACAAACCTGACCGCTAGTGGCACTGTCAACTTTAATGGTGCAACGATTAGCAATCTTGGAACTATTACGACTGCTAACCTAGATGGTGGCACAATAGATAACGCTGTAATCGGTGGCTCTACTGCTGCGGCAGGATCGTTTACAACCGTAGCGGCATCATCATCAATCACAGTCGGTGGTTCGGCAGTATTAACAACTGTGACGTTTTCTAATCTGGATGCTGGTGCGGTCACCACTTCTGGCGAAACCTTTACAGATAGTGACACCCAGATACCGACTAATGCTGCTGTCAAGGCACACGTTGCGGCTGTTACACCTACCCTATCAGTTACTGAATCGTCGGTAACTGCACATCAAGCAGCTTTGGCTATTGCGGCCACTCAACTTACTGGAAACATTACCGTTCCAGGTAACGTAAGGCTGTCTCCTAGCGGGACAAACTTTACAGAACTTTATGGAAACACTAATCCTGGCACTATTCGCTTCAACTGCGAATCAAATAGTCATGGTGTAACGGTACAGGGTCCAGCCCATAGTGCGGCGTCAACCTATACCGTCAAACTTCCCGATACGCTTGGTCTTACTCAGGCTTCCGGCATTGTTACCTCAGATGCAAACGGCGTGGTCAGCTTTGACAACGGCACAATTGAAGAGGTCACGACCGTCACATCTAGCTCTAATGCCGCCACCATCAACCTACGCGATGGCAACCTATTTGAGCATGACCTAACAGAAAACGTCACCTACACTTTTAGCAACCCAGCCGCGTCAGGCAGGGCGTCATCGTTTGTTTTGAAGGTTATTCAAGACAGTAGTGCCAGAACCATTACATGGCCGTCAAGTGTGGATTGGCCTGCGGCTACGGCTCCTACCCTGACCGCAACAAACAACGGTGTAGATGTATTTGTGTTTTTCACCATTGACGGCGGCACGACCTACTACGGCTTTGTTGCTGGGCAGGCGATGGGATGAGTGTAGGCACTAAGCTATTACAAGCCGCCGCTGGCAACGCTGGTGAGGCTGTTTATGTTGATGATTTGTTTTCTGCAGATTTATGGGAAGGAAATAATGCAACTCTGTCTGTAACAAATGGCATTGATTTTACAGAAGGTGGACTTGTTTGGATAAAAAACAGAGGCAAGACAGAAAATCATATTCTTACAGATACTACATCAAATGGAGATAAATTTTTAAGCTCTAATACAACAACTGCATACACTAACTTTTATACGGGCGGTGGGAGTGACGAAAGTTTTACATTGAGTTCAACTGGGTTTAGCTCAACTGCATCAGATTTTAAGTGGAATAATGATGGGTATAACTATGTTGGTTGGTCATTCCGCAAACAAGAAAAGTTTTTTGACATTGTTACCTTTACGGGTGACGGAGCATTAGAACGAAATATATCGCATAACTTAGGCTCTTCACCAGGCATGGTGATTGTTAAACGTACAGACAGTAGTACAAGTGGAAACTGGGCAGTAGGTCATCGTGGTTACAACCAATCATCTAGCCGCACAGGTTCTAGAAATGGGTTTTTGAATTTATCAGACAACATGAACAGTTCCACAGGTGTTTATAATTTTACTGCTACAACATTTAGCGTAACAGATAGTGGCAATAAAACTAACATTAGCGGTGCAACCTATGTTGCCTACCTATTCGCCCACAACGATGGCGATGGCGGGTATGGGAAGGGCGGTGATGAAGATATCATTAAGTGTGGCAGTTACACAGGAAATGGAAGCACTGGGCAATTTATTAACTTAGGCTTTGAGCCTCAGTTTTTATTAATTAAAAGTGCGACCAGTAGCCATGATTGGTATTTAGCTGACACTATGCGTGGCATGGCTAATACTGATGACAGTACAGCGCATAAATATTTGTATGCACAAGCCGTAAATGCAGAAGAAAGTTATGCGTCACGCTGGCGAACAGAGTCAACGGGTTTTCATCTAACTACAGCGGCTACGGGGATCAACGGCAGTAGCAATACTTATATCTACATGGCTATTGCAAGACCCAACAAGCCAGCATCAGAGTTTGCGGCTAATAAATTGTTTTCTATGGATGGCGCTGGCAATGCTTCTGGCGATCCAGATTTTGTTTCAAACGACCATGTAGTCGATATGGCGTTTTTAAAACTTGTAGCAGGCACTGAGAGTGCTTATTTAACGGCAAGGCTAAATGAAAACCAATATATGAATCTGGCGGCAACTAATGCAGAAGCAACAGATGGTGCATTAGACATGGACTTTCAGTCTGGGTTTGGTGATTCTGCCAGTAGCGCCGTTGCAAATTATCAAGCATGGATGTTTCGTAGAGCCAAAGGGTTTTTCGATGTTGTGACCTATTCTGGCGATGGAACAAACGGAAGAACAGTTACTCACAATTTAGGTGCTGTGCCAGAGTTATATATTGTTAAGCGCAGAAGCTCCACAGGTAGTTGGTATGTGTACAGCTCTGCTACTGGAAATCAAGGGGCATTACGCATAAACGCAGACTCTGAGGTTGATAGTGCAAGTGCATTATGGAACAGCACCAGCCCCACAGCGTCTGTATTTTCAGTTAGCAGTAATCAAAACGTAAATGCTTCTAGCCACAATTACATTGCATATCTGTTTGCAACTGTTGCTGGCATATCAAAAGTTGGTAGCTACACCGGAACAGGTAGCGATCTGAATGTCGATTGTGGTTTTAGTGCTGGCGCTAGGTTTGTGCTAATTAAGCGTACAGACTTACCAGGTGATTGGTATGTTTTCGATTCAGAAAGAGGCATTGTTGCTGGAGATGACCCGTACTTTTTACTCAACTCAACGGCCGCACAAGTTACCAACACAGATTACATAGACCCGCTATCTAGCGGATTTACCGTTACATCATCAGCGCCAGCAGGGCTTAACGCTTCTAGCGGCAATTACATATTTTTAGCAATCGCATAGGAATTGACATGGCAGAATATAGAAACAGGTCAAGCGGCGAGATAAAGACGGACACTGAACTCCGTGCAGCAAACAAGAACATGAGCTTCCCCAAAGCGTGGAATAGCTCTGTCCACGATGCTTTAAACGTAGACCCCGTATTAGAAGCCCCTGCTCCAGCCCCCAGTGCAGCGTACAAGTCTGTTGTTCGTAACGGTGCTGTCCAGGATGGCAAAGGCAATTGGGTATATGCGTGGAAAGAACAGGAAATGTTTACTGAATATACCGATGAAGAAGGTAATGTTCAGACTGTGGCGGCACAAAAGACAGCATACGACACGGCAAATACTGCGACTTTGGCGGCAAGCGAAAGGGTTAAACGAACTGCTTTGCTGATGGAGACAGATCATTATGCTTTGGCAGATGTAACCATGCCTGATGCCATGAAGACGTACAGGCAGGCATTGCGTGATGTGCCGCAGCAGGCTGGATTTCCGGCAAATATTACATGGCCTGATAAGCCGTGATATGTGAAAACAATCGTGTTGTATCTGGTGTTGAACACTTACACCTACACATGGGCTATTGGAAGCAGAACGAGGCTAGAACATTACAGAGTTTGCAAATACAAGGAGGTAGGTAGCGAGTCAGATCAAACGTATACCTGGCATTTACCTTGGCCTAATTCATATTGCGATCCTTATGTGATTTACGAGGTTCCTGATGATTGACCCAATTACAGCAGCGGCAGCAGCTACGAAAGCATACGCAGGGGTCAAAGCATTTATTGAGGCAGGCAAGTCCATTGAGGATACGTTTCAGGTAGTAGCCAGATGGCAGGGCCATGCATCAGATGTTTTGTATGCAAACCAAAGGCAGCAAAAAAAACGCAACCCATTAAAAGAGGTGGTGTTTGCAAGCTCAGTAGAGGCAGAAGCGGCACAGATGTTTGCCGCGAAGAAAAGAATAGAAACTCAAAAAAGAGAGTTAATAACATTGTTGAAGTATGCATACGGCAATGAAGGTGTAGAGGAATACCGTAACTGCATGAAAGAGGTTCAGGCACAGAGGCAAAGAGAGGTTTACGCACAACAAGAAGCAAAGGACGCACTAGTTAAGTCATTTTGGATTGCAGTTCTTGTAGGCATAGCCGGTTTGTTAATTACATTTATTGTTACGTCAGTATCGGGAAAATAAAGATGGAAGAGTCAACAAAACAAGTAATAGACGTAATTAGCTTTGGCACTGTTCTTGGCACTATTTCTGCCATTCTTCCACCACTTTCTGCCCTATTT